CCTTAAGGGATCCGGAGATGAACTCCTCAACTACGAGTTCGGAATTAAGCCTCTCATTAGCGATCTCCTTGGGTGGGGTCGCGCTTGGAACCAAGCTGACAAGCTTTGGAACCAGTTTTTGCGCGATTCCGGTCGAAGAGTTCGCCGACGCTACACCTTTCCGAAGTCTACAGAGGTTCTGGACGAGTCAGTTGCTAATGCTCCCGCTTTCGGGGCTGGCATTACTGCCAATCCGAGTCTCTGGCAAGGCGGAACCAATTCTTTCCCTCTTTACACTTCCATCGTGTTGGAGAGAGAGCGCTGGTTCTCCGGTTGTTTCACGTATTTTGTGGAGGCCGATTCCGGCCAACGCAAAGCGTGGTATGACATGGGGAGGCGTCTCCAGTATCTCTACGGGCTGAAAATTACGCCCGAAGTGATCTGGAACCTCGCGCCTTGGAGCTGGGCCGCCGATTGGATCGCTAACTTGGGGAGTCTTGCAACTAACTTCTCACGTTTCAGTGAAGACGGCCTTGTGATGCCGTACGGGTATATGATGGAACGCAGTTCCAGAAAAGCCACGTACCGCATGCGGAACGTCACCCCAAAAGGGTATGTCATTCCGGACCTGACTCAGATCTTCACAAACACTGTGAAGTACCGGATTCAGGCAACACCCTACGGCTTCGGCCTGTCCGAGCAAACTTTCACTGCTCGGCAGTGGGCCATTATTGGCGCTCTGGGCTTGTCCCGGACCTGATGGCCCGCCCTCAGTCACTGCACCACCGCTTCGGCGGTGACCCCCGCGTTTGCGGGAGAAAGTGAGCACAGCCATGTTCACCGACCCACAGACAGTCACGATCAATGCTGTCGCACAGGTGATGCCTCGCGTCTCTTCTGGAGACAACAAGGGATCGTTTTCCCTGCCCGATGGCACTTACCAGCTGAAGTTTTCTCATCAGTATGGTAAGCGGACACGTCGAACCGTACGGCTCGACAATACCAAGATCGCAGCGAACCCGTTCGACACGACGCTGAATCAACGCGTCGGAGCGAGCGTGTACCTGGTGGTCGATGTTCCTGCCAACGGTCAGAGCTACACGCTGTTGGAGGTACGCCAGATAGTCGAAGGCTTCACAGCCTACTTGACTACCGGCGCTGCCGGCAACATCGCTAAGCTCCTCGGAGGCGAGAACTGAGTACCGTAGAGGATACCCATTCTCTGCGGGAATGCGCTTCATAGCGCACGCCCACAAGGCTGTCGTTCAGTGGGTGAGCAGAACTGGCTCAGGATGGTTGACCCCCAATTCCCTTGGAGGCCCCATGAAAAGCCTGTTGTTGCTCTGGAAGATCGTCGCTGAAGAACTAAGCGACGAGTGTCAAGTCAGCACCTCGCGTGACCTCGAAACAGTCATCGCGAGAGAACGACACGAGGGGTTCTCGTTTATGACGATTACCCTTCCACAATTCTGCACAGACTTCCAAAAAAGCCTTGCGCAGGGTTTTGTGGACTCTGCTCTCTTCTCATCTTTCAAGAAGAGGGCTGGTCTCCCGGCATTTCTGTCGGGTTTCCTTAGTCGTGTCTTCTCCAGTGCTGGGCACCTACTGGACGATCCTGACCCGAACTGCATCCGCGCTATTCGGCAGCTAACGCTGCTGTTCAGCAAGGTAGAGATGGAGTGCTCTGATGAGCGCACCAAATCCGCAATCCGAGCCTTCGTTCAGTGTGAGCAGGATGTCCGCACTTCGGACAAGAGCCGTCCTCTGGACGATCTACGTGATTTTACTCGCGTTGGCCGTCTTTTGTTTGGACAGCTCTTCGCCGACATGGATCTTGAAGTCCATGACGACGTTGTCCGACCCAAGCATGGGCCTGGTTCTACTGCTGACTCCCTAAAGGGAAATCAAAAGTGGAACCAGACGGAATGGACCCAGAGGCTGGAAAAGATCTTTCCAGCCCTTGAGTTCCTCTTCCCTTCCTACCAGAATTGGAAGGAAGTCCATCGCCTGGACATCCTCGAACCCGGGAAGGAGCGGCCCGTTAAGGTCACTCCCGTCCCTAAGACGATGAAGACGCCGAGGATTATCGCAGTCGAGCCTACGTGCATGCAATATGCACAGCAAGCCCTCTTCGAGTCCTTCGTTAGGTGTCTCGATCGGAATCCCGTTCGAGCACTTATCGGTATTGACGACCAAACTCCGAATAATGAGATGGCGCGCCTCGGGTCCATTACTGGATCCTTAGCTACGCTTGATCTTTCGGAGGCGTCAGACCGAGTCTCCAACCAGCTCGTTCGAGCCCTATTATCTGACCATCCTTGGCTTTTTCAGGCCGTGGACGCCAGTAGGTCGCGCCGTGCTAGTGTACCTGGCCATGGAGTAATCCGTTTGGCCAAGTTCTCGTCAATGGGTTCAGCGACATGCTTCCCCTTTGAGGCCTGCGTCTTTTTGACATTGGTCTTTCTTGGGATTCAGCGCCGCTTAGGTCGCCCACTTACCAGGGAGGCGATTTTAGCCTACTCTGGTCAGGTGCGTGTCTATGGGGACGATATCATTGTCCCTGTGGATATGGCTTCTTCTGTCGAATGTTGCCTTGAGGCTTTTGGGCTCAAGGTCAACCTCTCCAAGTCTTTCGTGACTGGAAAGTTTCGAGAGAGTTGTGGCAAGGAGTACTACGACGGCCATGACGTGTCAATAGTCAAGGTTCGTCGCGTGCTTCCTGCTCGACGGACGGACGTTCAGGGGCTGGTGTCCGCGATCGCCTTGAGGAACCTTTTTTACGGTTCCTTGATGTGGTCCACTGCCAGGCACCTCGAGGGGATTATCGGTCGCTTTGTTAAGCTTCCGAGAGTCCTCCCGACGTCTCCTAGTCTTGGG